ATTAAAGCGCGGTTTTTGATAACTTGCCATGATTTTTTCTCCTTAATAGCCCAGTTCGCGGCTAAGTTTCGGATTTTCGGAAAGCACCTGCGACACGGTCTCCCCGTAGTCGGCGCCCTCGCTCAATTTCAATTTTTCCTGGACCATTTTTTCAAGTCGATCCTCGGCGTCGGTCAGTTCGTCGCCTCTTGATCCGCTTCCGGATTCGTCCAATTTGACGGCTTGCGCGTTTTTGACGAATTCGGCCATATCGCTAGACATAGACATAAAGGATTCGCGCTGAGCCTCGCAAACTTTCGCTGCGGAAAGCATCTGGTCGAACTCAGCGGTTTTCTCTTTCTTGGCCATGTCCTTGATCAGGGAAGTAATTTTCTTGCCTTGGTCCTCGATTTTTCCCTCGGCCAGCTTCAGTTTGTCGGACACTTCATCGGAGCCTGACATATCGGCTTTTAGAGTTTCGACTTCTTTTTGGGAAAGCTTCAGGTCTCCCTGCGCTTTCGTCAGGGCTTCGGAGAGCTTCTTGTCATCCCCGGTTTTTAGTTTGCATTCCGCCAGAAATTCTTTTTGATCCTCCGGCGACAATTTCTTAAACTTCTTCGCAAATTCTTTGGGCATGTTAGCACCTATTTTTAAATTAACGTCCGGTTTGTCGCCAGACAGTGAAAGAGACACGGAGGTTCTTTGACCGTTCCCTTTTTCACTCAAGAGATTGACGGCTTCCATATCTCGAATAAAGGGGACATTCGTCAACGCCGCACCCCCTAATATAATATCGTAAATTTTACCTGTTTCAGGGTCTTTAAAATTATGAGTAAACTCTGAAGATACGAATTTAAACTCATTGTCTCTGATTTTTTGGGAGCCTTTCGACGTCCAGTCGACCGAGGCGAACAAAGCGTCAAAACTTTGCGAATCCTTGTCTATTTCCAGGGACGTAATCCATCCGGCCGCCTCGCCCCATTGATCGTGGGAAAAATTAAAAGGGAGCGCGGGCTGTCCGTTAAGCTCCAACCTGCGGGCGTTAGATTCAAAATTCTGCTTCATCTTCTCAAGGTCAAAGAGAGTGATTTCTAAATCTTCCTCAAATCGCCTTTCAAATTTTCCAACCCTGACTATCTCAACTCGATTGGATTTATTTTTGCTATCGAGTAATATTTTTGGCACTTAAACCCCAGACATTATTTTTTAAGAATCAGATTTTTCACGGCGTCATACATAGACGATGTCAATTTCACGACAATTGTTAGAGATGCGACAAGAACCGCGATTTTTAAACATGAAATCAATGTAATAGGTATCATAAAGTTATGCTCTTTTCAATTTTCTCAATCTGCGAGTCGGTCCCCTGAATACTCAATCCGGCCGGACTTACCTGTTTGTTCCCGGACCTGCCGGAAATCTGAGCGACTACCCAGCTATTGCAATGATGATGCAGCGGCGGCAGCTTGTCGGAAACAACGTACTCTTCTTTTGTAAAAACTCTGCCAGACAGCTCTATGCAAATTAGGGCTTCCGGACTGGGATTCTGAAAGATGAACGATTCTATTTTGTCGAATACTTCCTTTTGCTGAAAGATCGCGTTCCTGGCCAGGTTAACCGCATTGGCTACGGCATTTGGGCCGCCGGTTCGGATGCTGGGGCCGGTCACGTATTGGTCGACGACTTTCAGCAGATTCGCCTCCATCTGCGCTTCAGTCGGCAAGACGTCGGCCTTGCTTGTGAAGCTAAAAAACAGATTTTTTCTCAGATCGGCGTCTTGGCTTTCTGTGATTAAATCGGCCTGAGACGCGCCAGCGGCTTTTGACTCCGCTGGAAGATTTCGAATTTCTTCTTTTTCGGCCAGCCGCAAGCCTCCTGATTCCAGCTCCTTTTTGACGCCGTCAGTGGAACGGACGTAAACATCCGCCAGCTGGCCGGATATGATTTTTTTGTAGTCCGACTTTCCGGGGACTTGAAGTCCGTTAACTTTCTTCATACGCTGAGATTTCGGAGCGTTTCCCCAAATATTCATCATCTGCGAAACCAGTTTTTCGCCTCGCATTCGCATGTTATCGGCCATAATCGCGGACATCTGTTTCCCAACAGCCTCAATATTTTTACCGACTGACGGTTCCGCTAAACTATATATGATTTCTCTGCCTACCGGCTCCTCGCAGAATTTATATAACTCGTCTAGTCTTCGCTGTATTTCCGAGAGCTTGGCGCCGGTGGGTTTGCCGGGAGAAGGCGCGACGCCGTCGCTCTTGTCTTCTGTTTTTTCAGGCTCTATGAAATCCGGGTCGAAGTCGGGGAGGTTGTAGCGTTTGTGAATAGTTTCCTTTAGCGCGTCCGTCACCTGGATCATGCCCTTATCACCTAGCATCGCTATGATTTCCGCAAATTCCTTGCCAGCCTTGTCGTTAATGCCCTCAATTTTGAGTTTCGGGTATTTTATTTGGGGTCCAAAATTCTGCTTAACGATTAAAGGAATGACTTTTTTATTAGTGCTGTCCGTAGTCGCGTCCGCGTAAATCTCTATCCCTGAAAGGAAAATATCAGACAGATCGGAACCTAACGCCCATGATCCGGATTTACCGGAAAGTCCTAACTCAAGGAAAGCCGCCAGAAAACTCTTGGCCATCCCGACATTTTGTCGCTGAATGGCTTTGTCGATTTTATCCGAGTCATGCATGATTTTTAAAGAATCGACTTTGAAACCTTCCGGCACAACTAAATATTGGCGTTCATGAGCGACGAAGCGCGATAACGAGTCCTCAAGCGCGGCTTGTTCCGTGCTGTTCTCCATGCCCCTAGGGATTTCGCCGATAGGTATTCCGGTGGCGGCTCGCTCGGAACCAATCATATCGATTTTTTCCAGTATATTCTTGCGTAGCCAATTCCCGTAAATCGGCCGAAGCATCGACATCCCCTCGTAGTTGTCGCCTTCCATTTCCGGGGAGATATGCAGAATCCACGCGCCGTCCATCCAGACATCCGACGCTCTTTGAGAATTGTCGGACTGGCGGACCCTTAGTAGCTCGCCATCCCTGGCCACATCCCACTCGTCAATAGTTTTTTGTGAACGCCAATCGAGACCCTTAATGCCTATGTAATTGCCGAATTCAGGATGATTTTTGACTATTTTGTTGGTTATCTCAAACAGGGAATATCCGAAGTCCACGGAGGTGAGGGATTCTCGCTGAAATTTTTTCCAGCTCTTCGGGTGCGTTTCAGTTCCCATGTCCTCAAAGAGAACATGCTGGACAAAATCGGCTATTTTTCGAGAATCGTCGGAATCATCAGCGGGAGCAATAAACCAACGGGCGGATAGAATAGGGTTTTTGACGACTCGCAGCAGCATTTTGACCTGATCGTCAGAACGCCGCATTTCGTCCCAGATTTCCGGGGCGGAATCATGCAGAAGCGCGTCTAGGTACTCTTCGTAATACTGACCGCCTGAAATATCAATTCCGGAAGTCCCGACGGGCGTAATTTTGACGGCAGAGGTTTTTATTTTGTCGTCTTTTTCCGGCATGAGGAGTGGTAATGCTTTCAGGTTTAGGAAATTTTACCTAATTTCCGTAATCATATAAAGCATTCGCGTTTCAGGCAAGTGATAAATAATCAAACAAATCAATCGATCATCGGAATTTGGTAAGGAAAACTGTTTCCCTACCAAAATAAAAATAACAAATAATGTCATTATTCCCTTGACAGAGATGACACGAAAACTCGAAAGGAGAACAGAATGAAATACGGAATCGACAAATCAAAACTGATGAAAATGGCATGGGAACTGGCAAGAAAAGAGTATCGTAGACTGGCCGTTGTTTATATCTGCAAAAATATTGAAACTAAAAAAACTGTCCGCGATTACCTGAATGACGGCGCCGACGCTCTGATAGCTCAATATCCTGAGTATATAAAACGCACGGTCGTTAGCTGTATGCGAACGGGCCTGACGGACGCTTGGGAGCTGGCTAAAGCAAATATCGATCAAGAGCGCAAAAATGAAGCTGTTGAACGAAAAATCGACATCGTTAAAGACGCTGAAAAATGCAACGAAAACGCTCCGCGCCGGGAATTGGTCGCCGCCGAAAAATACGACGTGGGACAAAAATTGTACGGCTTCGTAATAACGGGATTAGGCCGGGAATTCAGACCTAACTCCGACATGTTCTCGCTGGGAATCTCTCCCGACACGGAATACGTTCAATATGCTTATTTTAATTAAAACAAAACTCGAAAGGAGAACAGAATGAAATACGGAATCGACAAATCAGAACTGAAAAAAATCGCTGAAAACTGGAATGCTTCAGGCGAATATGACGACACGGAATTTGAAGGACGCTATTTTATAGGAGATGACGATTTAACTGAATTCGCTACTGACAACGGTTTTGAGATAAACGATGATGTTGTCTGTGAAATTGAGAAAACTTGCGATTGCGAGATTATCAGCGACTACGACGGAGCCAACCCCAACAGGCAATTTGGAGACAGCGAGATAATTTTTCATAAGCGGATTAATTACTAATGAAAAAATCAATCGTTGAAATGCTAGAGGGAATCAAGCAAAAATTGCGCATAGAAAGCGATGTTAAATTAGCTCTGCTGCTGAGTACGTCTGCGCAAGCCGTTTATAATATAAAAAAAGGGAAGGCGCAAAGTAAGATTTTGACTCGTTCAATTACGCTGTTATATACGCTGTTAAAGCGAACCAGCGACGATGAAGCGGGAAATTTCAAAAAGGAAATGCGGGACATTATAAGAAATGAACTGACCTTATAAACGCTACCAAAACAAAATAAAAATAACAAATAATGTCATTATTCCCTTGACAGAGATGATACGCCCTGTCATTATTATAGTTAGATTAGTCATTAAAACAAAACTCGAAAGGAGAACAGAATGAAAAAGCATATCGAAATTTTAAAAAGCTGGGTGGAAAAAGCCGAACTCTTTTTTAACGAGAATTATTCAAAAATTATGGCTCATGAAGGCGTGAAAAATAATCATGAAATGATTGAATACGATGACGCTGTAATGTTTGAGAGTAAAATCCGAATATGGAGTAAAAAGCTCAATAAAATGGAAAACGGAAAAGAGATGCCCGTTAAGGTGCTGAAGAAAATTGAAGCACTGAAAATCTAAACCTAAAACAAAACTCGAAAGGAGAACAGAATGAAATCAAAAAAAGAGATATTAAAAAGCGAATGCGACGAACTAGTAACGATCTCCGAAAAATCCTCGGACGAGGAGCTGCAAGCGGCATCTTTCGAAATTGAAACTATCAACGAACCGGAAATTTTCGGTCGGCTCAACGGTGCTGGAAATGTCGATCTCCTGCACAGGGAAACAGGCGAACGCGTAACGAGATACGACGGATGCTGGCCGTTGAACAGTGAATTAAGCGGTTCTTGGGAGCATCCTGAGGGAATCGAACTTTCAAAACCACACGCGGAAGCCTTGAAAATTCCGATTGAGGGAATTGGATGCTAATGACGGTAACAAGAAAACCTACGCCGCCTGGGACAATTTTAAGGGAAGAATTTTTAAAACCCTACAAAATAACGCGATGGCGGCTTGCCGAGCATCTCGGGTGGAGCCTCAAACAGGCTAATCGAATTTGTGACAATGAAGCGGCGATAACGCCGCAGAAAGCTCTTCAGCTAGGAACGGCATTCAGGATGCGTCCCGAATTCTGGATGAAAGCGCAGGCGGCGACGGATTTATGGAAAGCCGCGCAATCGGTTGAATGGCCGAGCCTTCTGAAGCGGCATCAAGAAAATTTGCCTTTGATACCTATGGTTAAAATCAAGATAATTGACGCCAGATATGGCAAACAATATTTTTTCCACAGTTGGAAAATTGGAGAGAAAAGACATTTCGATTCTAAAAAACATCAATTTGATAGCGCGTCATGTCATCACAACCGGCGACATGGATTGTTAATGCGATTCAAGATTGAAGAAATTGAAAACAAATTATGCGTAACACGAATCAAATGAAACCTAAACCCTACACTCGTCTTAAAAAGCTCTTCAACCTGTCGAGAAAAGAGCTTTCCGCCATCACGGGAATTTCGCAGAGCACTATAACTACAATCCAGCGCGGGACTTGCAGTCCTGACCTGCTGACAATAACGGGCTGGTTTGTTGACGCGGTGGAGTTGTTGTCTAAAGAGGGACGCGGCAAACTCTTGAAAAAGATGAAAATTGCGGGAATCAAAATCGGCACAACGGCGAAAACCGTGCTGTTGCTGCTGGAAGCAATTCAGCTCATGACAAAATGGGAAGCGGCGAATTTTATCAGATCTATAAATAATCCTCGAAACTGAGCTGGCTAGCCGCTGGTCAATCTTGGCGCGAATTCCCCGCATGATTCGTCGCCGGACACAAAAGCAAAAACACTCATAATCCTTTCCTCCGCTCGCTCGCTTGCATGCGGCGTCACAATAGTTTGCGGGGGAAATCTTCGGCATATAGCCTGCGTTGATCCATCTTCTTTATACCACAGACATTTTTTGCATTTAATATTTTCCATACTCTCCTTTTTAAAGCATCCCTCTGTCGGGATTGAAATATGGAGTCATAGATAAACTATTTCAAATGTAATTCCCAGCATTTTGCAGACATTCACGGGGACGGGACCATCAAAAATTCCCTCCGTCCCCTTGGTGTCTAGCTCGCAGTCATAGCACCAGATTAATTTCCCCCATTCTGACCATTGAGTGTTATCGCC